GTGAACTCACGTCTTACTGATCGATTTTTGAAAACAGTGACAGTAGGTCAGGACGAAGGCCGCCGGGATTATCCAGACGGAAAGGGTTTGCATATCCGGGTCTCCCCTACTGGAAGCAAGACATGGGTCCTAATCTTCCGCTCGGGTGGCAAGCTTCGCCGTCTCACATTGGGGGCCTATCCAAACATATCTTTGGCTGAGGCCCGCAAGAAGACTGCGGAAATCCGAGTCCGCATCAAGGACGGTGATGACCCTGACCCAGAGGCCACCGCCAACCGCAACTCCCCTACCGTTGAAGAATTCTCCAAGGAATATCTGGAGCGCTGGGCAAAGCCTCACAAGAAGTCGTGGAGCGAAGACCAGCGCGTCCTGGAGAAGGAATTCATTCCGGTCATCGGCAACATCAAGATGACCAAACTGACCCGCCGGGACATCGTGGCCGCCTTGGACAGGATCCGGGATCGAGGTGCACACACCCAGGCAAACCGCGCCTTGGCCATCTTCCGCCGCATGTGTCGATTTGCCGTGGAACGCGGCCTCCTGGAGACATCCCCCGCCGTCTACATCAAGGCCACACCCGAAGACAGCCGAGACCGCGCCCTGAGTCGCGATGAAATCCGCCGATTTTTCGAAGCTATGCAAAAAGAGTCTCCATGGATCGGCACTCGGTTAGCGTTGGAAGTGCTCCTGCGCACCGGCCAGCGTAGCAGTGAGGTCTTACAGATGAACCCGCAACAGATCGACTTGGAGCGGGCCTTGTGGACGATCCCCGGCGACCAGGTGAAAAACGGCCACGCCCAGGTTGTCCCTCTCCCAGAGCAAGTAATGGCGATTCTGAAGGTTGCATTTTCCACCACGGCCAGCAAAACGGCCGTCTTCCGATCCCCTAGAAAGGACAGCTTCCTGAGCAAACAGGCACTGGGCCGGGCCATGGACCGCGCACTGAAGCGCCACAAAATCCCCCACGCCACCCCCCACGACTTGCGCCGCACCTGCGCTACCTTCATGACCGAACTGGGGGCCCCGCGTCTCGTGGTCTCCAAGATCCTCAACCATGTGGACGGGAGCGTTGACGCAGTATATGACCGCCATTCCTACATCACCGAAAAGCGGGAAGCCTTGGAGAAATGGAATGATGAACTGGATTTAATCCTGGCCGGTCAAGATCATAACAAGCTGATTCACTTTCAATCCGGTCAACGACTTTGTATGCAGGACACCAAAAAATGAATCAAAAAAAAACTATAGCCCCGCCTATGAGTGCTCGCGAAACAACCGGCCTTTTGACTGGCAAATTGGATCGTAAAGAAATGGTTGTGGCAAAAAGGAAGTTTGATTCCATTTTGAGGACCGTGCAGCAGCTCATAGACAGTTCCGAAAAACGGTATTTAAAAAAGAACGAGCTGGAAAAAGAGCTGGAATTTGAAAAAGGTGGGCTTTTAAAAAGTTTCTTCCACCCCATATTTGGGGCACTTGAACCATTTAACAAGACATCCCTTGAACTTATTATCAAAACTCGCGCAATGATGCTCTTCCCGAGCTCAAAATATAGAGCTATCAGAGAGCGCTTAATTAGGTCCAAGCCATTAACACTCGATTTCACCATTGATGATAAGACTGCAAAGCTCGTGGAAAAGCAACTTCTTCGATCTAATATCGTTGGCGTAGTTTTCAAGATTCAGTGTGAACACTATTATTATGCACAACGAAGACGCTCTTTGAATGTGATTATGGCCGCAAATGATAAGGGTTTTTTTTGCGAATGGAAAAAGGCTGGCATCAACGTTGGATTAGCCAGAAAGCACATGAAAGAGTTCACGAATGTCCGGCACTTATTGGCTGCGGACAATGCTCTCACTTGGACAGACAAGAAGACAAACCCAATTGCTGACAAGCAAGGAGCTTTTGAAGTCCCTTTCACGTCTTTCTATTTGTCTCCTGTCCGCTTTTTTTTAACTGCTGACCTATATAGGGAATGGGCGAAGAATGCGGGTTTGATCGGAAGCAAAAAAGAATTATGGATGCCAGACGGGTGGAAGAGCATTACACAAAACGTCAAGCAGTATGAAGGCATTGGAGAGGTAGATCCAGGATACGCTGATGAAATTCACAAGTTCGACGAATTCGAAAGAAAATACATTGACAACAAGGAATGGCAGTAATTTTTTTTGAAAATTTCAACGGACAAAACTCCCAAGACAGCGCAGTAACCGCCAATATCCAGCCGATATATAAAAAAAACTCCTGCTGAAGGTTTAAAGCAAATACGGAACCAGACGAACTAGTTGATTTTTCCCCACCCGGCCGTGCAAACATAACCCCGTGGACCATACAGGTTCACGGGGTTTTTTGATTTTTTGGGCAGGACAACCAGACGTCATTCAGAGTCGGGATGGTCGGAGAAGAGATCATGGACGGAAACACCGAGGGCTCGGGCAATCATTTTCAGGGTCGCCAAGGTGCAAGACTCAATTTTTCCATCGTCTCGTGCATTCATTATCGTTTTCGAAGACGTGTACAGAATCTGTCCCTTCTTATTTCCGGTTTCGTACGTGCGAGGAAATATTTCATCAATTTTAACCATAAGCTCACGAATTGTAATGTTTTTATCTTCCATGATCTTTCTAACGTTGCTCTTCATGAAGGCATCTCCTTTGGAGGTTTGTCTTCCTGTAGCAATATTTTCTTGACATGTATGTATTACCACGGCAATACGTGTTTCATATGGTGCCACGGCAACACAGGCAGCGCGCACGAGGCCCAGTCATAACAGGAGGGTTTTAAGATGGCAGATCGAATCATTCGGCTTCCCGAGGTCATGCAGACCATCGGCATTCGCGGCAAATCGACAATCTATAGATGGGTCAAAAACCAAGAATTTCCGGCCCCGCTCAGCTTGGGGGGGTCGTCGGTTGGTTGGCGCGAAAGCGACGTTCAAGCGTGGATGGCGTCGCGCCCCTCCGTCACCCTGCCCACCCAGGCGCAGTAAAGGGAGGTGGCAATGGACAACGCACAAGGCAACTCGCAACGCCGCGTAAGGCCCGTGGCCATCGCATTGATTGAGGCGTTCGATAGATCCATGACCCGCGACGACCTGCGGGATTTGGAAGACTGTGATCTGTCCAGATTTTCCGGAATCGTTTTCCATTGGGAGCAGCTGGCCGCCAAGGAAAAGGATCGGCGGCGGGCAAGGCGACCATGAAACCGAACAAGCCCACACCTCTACCCCTGACTGAAGCCGTCTGGCGTGAACTTTTGAGGAAACATGCTCCGAGAGTTCGGGGCGTGATCGTGAATGGGCGTCCGCACATCATTTTAACCGAAACACCCAGGAGGGAAGCATGAGCCGTATTGAGAGTGCCCTAGACACAATCGACACAGCCATTGAGGCTTTGGAACTGCTAACAAAACAAGAAACAGTCGATTACGTGAGCTATGAATGCATTTCAATGCTGACAGCGCTGGTGCGACAAGAAATGGCCTCGCAGTCAGGGATAATTAGAGCTGTTCTTGGGCGACCGGGGGGGAAGGCAGCATGAGAAATCCGAGTATCGCAAAAGAGCTTGGCTTTGTCGCGGATCTGGTGGGCCTGATCAACAACAACTTTGAAGATATCCACAGGCAAACACGGTCTGAAATGATGATTCTGGCCGTGGAAAGGCTTGAACGCATTCGCAGGGATATGGTTGAAAGCCAGGGCGGGGGAGAGTGAACACAAAACCACTCAGCACTATTGGACGGACTATGTACGACTCCCATTCATGGAAAGTGATTATAGCTGAGGATCGTCAACAATGCATAATATTAATTCGAACTTAACCTTGCTGCGTGTGATGGCGTCAAAGAACAACTTATGTAAACATTCAAGAATTACACTACTTGAGATTGCGCTGAAGTTATGCGAAAAATCTGGAGAAGTGAGTGAATTTAACTTGCTGAATAGGTATATTTGTTTATGTGAGATAGTCGATACGCGCTCTACTGCAAAAAATGATCTTTTCGTAAAGATGTTTATAAATGACTTCTGTGATAGAAGTGAAAATTGCGTGTCGACTAGGGCTGATGTTATCTATAACGCATTTATCAAATGGTGTGAAGAGAACCATATCGAGCCAATGTCAAAATCTTGGTTCGGACGTGAATTTGGAAAACATTTTCGCAGAAAAAAAAGCAACAAAATTATGTACACAGGCGTGCAGCTCAAGGGAGCTACAGACTTCCTGTGTCCAGCGAGGTGAAATAAATGCGCCCCTCCCCCCACTTCAAGCTCCCAAGTTCCTGTAGAACTTCCCAGGACAACATTTTTCAACAGTTTGGGAACATTAATCTTTTGTTCGGAAATGGGAGGTTGGGAGGTTTTCCCCATATACCCCACGCGTACACACATACATGCGATCGCGCGCGCGTATATATATACTTATATACTCCCATCTTCCCAAATAAGGTAATAAGGTAAATAAAAGAGGGTATTTATATAGTGGGACCATCGGGGAAGATCGCTTTGTGCTGGGAGCTTTACACAACGGAGGCCGCAATGGACGCACACATGACACGATTATTTTCTGAGCTTCGAGCCGGAGTTGAGGAAGCGCTGACCGAGTTGGACAGGCTGTCCACGTATTGCGCAGATACCATCGCCGTAGCCCCAAGCGGGGCCCTCAAGACTGTGGAAGATCTGGAAGGCCGCATCAAAGACGCGGGTGAGCTGATCCGCGCACACCTCGTAATATTTAATCGCAGGGCAACAAGGCCAGGCAGCAGGATGGAATCATGAGCGATAATCCTTACCTCAGGGGCGCTATGAAGCCTTTTCCCGTCCCCCGTCTTGGCAATATTAACCCATACCTCGGAAGGGATCCAAGCCCCTTCCCCGTCAACCGTGCCAACAATATCAACCCGCAGCACCAGCCAAGCAGAGCCCAGGCCGAACCAATATGGCGGGACGTCAAGACCGAGGCCACGGTTGTCATCGCAGCCAGGGCCAGACGTGGACGGCGCCAGACTCAGCGACTGAAAGCGAATGGCAATCAAGTGGCTGAGGCGTGATCAGCATGGCGAGGCATCGCGGGTCCTTTCCCGGATCCAGCCTGACAGGGGTCGCAAGGAGTCCGATGTCTCGCCATGCAACACGTTGAAACAAAATTGAGACAAGAAATTATGCAAATGCAACAGCTTATGCTTCAAGTTCCAGAAAATGTTGCGTCTGATGCTGCGTTGTCCAATTCCAACAAAGTTTACCGGTTTCTACTCTCCAAGGGCTGGAACTGCACCAGGGCAACGGTCTACCGGCACGCCAAGGCCGGGAGAATTCGGACAAACGACGCCGGGGAATTCCCAATGGATGCTGCCTTGCAGTACGCCCGCGACCACTGGCGACTGGTGAACCCTGCCCTTTCGGTTCCCGAGGCAAAACCCGGGCCCGGGCCTACAGGCGTGAGCGGCCAATCCCTTGTCTTCGAGCCCTGCGAAGACGTGGGACTCGATTCGGCCCTTGTTCGTCTTCGTCAATCAGAGATCATTGGCTACCAAAATTGGACGAACCAACCATCGCCCCAGACCTTCAAAAGCTACAGCCAGGCCGTTGAATTGCTTCGCAAGGCTGAGAAAAGCCTGTTGGATCTTCAGAAGGATCGCCGGGAGCTCCTTGCCAAGGACGAAGTGAAGACATGGATGTACAGGCAGATCATTAGCGCCAAGTCCACGCTGACCAATCTTCCCGGCAAGCTTGCTCCTCAACTGGAGGGGCAGCCTTGGCCAAAGATCCAGCAGCGGCTGGAAGAGGAAATCCAAAGTGCTCTCACAAAACTTTCATCCGACATTGACACCCCTGTGGACGGCGGCCTGGAAGCCTCCAGCGAATCTGAGCCCGTGGAGATGGGCGGAAGACAACCTTGAACTGTCAGCGCGCTCAACTGCCTACCCCGGACGATATAACAGCAGTGCCACCCCGTACGTCCGGCAGCCCTTGGAGGATTTCAAGGATCCGGCAATCCGGCAGATCGCGCTTTGTTTTTCGGCCCAGTCAGGCAAGACCCAAACCATGTTGGTGATGCTTGGCTACGTTATTGACCAGGATCCAGGGCCAGTATTGGCTGTTCAATCGAGTCTGGAGGCTGCCCGCAGTTTTTCAAAGAACCGTCTACAGCCCCTACTTGACGACTGCCCGTCGTTGGCGCGGCATAAAACCGAAGACCGACACGACTTTTCAGCCGCAGAAATGCGCCTAGACAACTGTAGCGTATATTTGCAGGGCGCAGGAAATGCGGCCCAGTTGGCAAGCAGGCCGATTCGCTACCTGTTTGCGGACGAAACCGACAAATGGAAGGATGAGTCCAAACGCGAAGCTGACAGCTTGTCCTTGGCCAAGGAGCGCGTGAAGTCCTTTCGAAATCACAAAATAGTACTGGCCAGCACTCCGACCGTAGCTACGGGCCCTATCTGGCAAGAGTTTCTGTCCGGAGATCAACGGCGCTACCACGTGCCTTGCCCGCATTGCGGAACGCTTTTTGTGCTGCAGTGGCAACAGGTCAAGTGGCCTGAAGACTCGGACGCCAAAGTCGTGGTGGACCAGACTTGGTTGGAGTGCCCGCATTGTCAAAGCATAATCACTGAGCGCCATAAGTCGCCCATGCTGGAAGCCGGTCAATGGATTCCCTCAAATCAAGACTCGCCTGCAGACCGCGTGAGTTATCACTTGAGCGAATTATACAGCCCGTGGACTACATGGGGCAGTTTGGCCGCCAAGTTCATACGGGCCACCAAAGAAGCCAAACAAGGAAACACCGGCAGCCTGCACAACTTCGTCAACAGCAGCCTGGCCGAACCTTGGGAAGACCGGCAGCAGTCCGCCAAAGAACCGGAAGCCATCCTGGCGCTTGAGGTGGACCTTCCTGCAGGCGTTGTCCCTCCAGATGCCGTTGCCTTGACTGCAGGCGTTGACACCCAGGACACAGGCTTTTGGTTCACGATTTGGGCATGGAGCCAAGAATTGACCGGGCACCTCGTGAGAGAAGGCTTCGTTCCGGATCTGTTGGTGCTGGACTCCGTATTGTGGGCGGCCCACTACCAAGACCAAGACGGGCGGAGTCACCCTGTCCGCTTGGCACTGATCGACAGCCAAGGACACCGCACGGCAGAAGTCTACGAGTGGTGCAGACTGCGCCCACAAAGCAGGCCCCTTAAGGGCGAACAGCGCCTGCGCGGCACTCCCTGGGCGTCATCCATGTTGGAAAAGATCCCCGGTCGCGACGGCAAACAATACCCAGTCCCCGGTGGTCTGCAGTTGATCAGGGTGGATACGAACCACTTCAAAACGCTGCTATCAGGAAAACTGGCCGTCGGTGTGGGAAGTTCAGGCGGAATGACCCTGCACAAAGATCCGAGTGCAGACTTCATCAAGCACATGGCCTCTGAGTTCCAAGATGAGCGCGGTATTTGGAGACAGCCCGGCCATAAGCGTTGTGACCTTTGGGACTGCAGCGTTTATGCCCTAGCGGCAGCAGAATTACTTGGCGTCCGCTATTGGCACCAACCACAAGAGCAAATCATACAACTCAACCCGAAGCCCGTTGTAGCAACGAGGAAAAACAGCCTATGGTAGCAGTTAGCAGCCAGCCCATGGCCAAGGCCGAAGTTATCAAACCCGGTACAAACCTTTCAGGAATGGAAGAGATTGCGCAGTACACGCGGCGCAGCAAGGCCACGGTTTTAGGTTGGATCAAGAACGAAGGATTTCCGGCCGCAAAGCTAGGGCACGTTTGGGAGTCCGATAAAGGAATGATCGACCAGTGGAAAAGGGATAGAATTGAACTGTCCCGGCGAAATTCTCTGGCCGAAAAGGGGGCGCAATTGTCAACGCTCAATATGTCGTCAAGCTCAACAAAGTAGCAATGATGGAAAATTAACACTCGTTACCGCTCGAAAACGCCAAACTAAACATTTTCCAAAAAAGAAGGCCATAAGAGATCCCCATTAAAGGAGTCACTTATGGCCTTCACTACTTGGAGAGACCTGCTCGTACAGCTTAAGAACGACCTTGCTTCAGGAAACTGGATCACGAGGAGCTACACCGTTGACGGCGTTACCCGTGAATTCCGCAGCGCCGCCGAATTTATGGCCCTGCTCCAGGAAGTGGAGCACCGAGCGAATATGGAAAACCTGTCCACCCGGCCATTGGGTAGAACCTACGGCAGGAGCGCGTCATGATCGGGCAAGTAGTGGACAACCTGGTGGGCGTCTTCAACCCTCGTGCTCAACTTTCAAGAATGGCGGCCCGGGAATTGATCCAGGGCAAGCGCCAATATGCGGCCGCAAAGGTCAACGTCGGAGGCTGGAGCCCTATCGACTCCGACGCCAACACAGAGATCCGTACCAGCTCCCCACAGGTCCGAAGCCGTGTCCGGCAACTGGTCCGAGACTTCCCATATTTTGGCCGCGCCATCGACGTACTGGTAGCCCTGACCGTTGGTCAGGGCTACGTCCTGCAGTCCCATGCACTACCTGGTGAAGATGGAAATAGAACCGTCCGCTCAAACATTGAAGACGCATTCAAAAGATGGGCCGACCAAGCAGACATCTCCGGTAAACTCACGTTTCACGAGCTTTGCCAGTTGGCCAAACGCCAGGAATGTGAATGCGGGGAATTCTTTCTGATCAAACGGCAATCGCCGGACACCAAGCGCTTTATACCGTTTTGCCTACAAGCCATCGAGGCGGACCGCTTGACCGCCCTTGGAACCCCAGTTGTCCGAACCAACGAGATTGACCAGGGCGTGGAATTCAACCCTGACACAGGCGAGGCCCTGGCCTACTGGTTTGAGACCGACAAAAGACCCATGCGCGTGGCAGCTGCGGACGTGGTCCATGGTTACGTCATGCAACGGCCCGGCCAACTTCGGGGCATCAGTCCTTTTGCTCCAGGAGTATTGGCGGCCCGTGAGCTTGGCGAATACCTGGCAGCCGAGATTGAAGGCGCAAAAATGGCTGCCAAATATCTTGCTTTCATCGAATCCCCAGATCTGTCCGGATTCCAGGACATGCGCGGCGTGGCCCCGGGAGCTGCACCCCGCAACGAGTACTTGGAAAACGCGGTGCTTGAATATCTTCGACCAGGCGAAAAAATCAACCTGGCTTCTCATAACCGGCCCGGCAACAACTTCGACCCATTTGTCCGCCTTGTCTTGCGCATGCTGAGTGTGACCACAGGAGTTCCCTACGAGCTTTTGTCTGGCGACTACAGCGGCGTGAATTACAGCACAATGCGGGTTTGTCGCAACGACCTGACACAAATCCTGAAGATCCACCAAGGCCGCATGACCGGGCATCTTTGCACCCCTGTTTTCCGTGAAGTTCTCCGCCAATCCGTATTGTCCAGCCGCCTGACTCTTGCCGGATATTGGGCCGATCCAACCCGCTACAGTCAGGCCAAGTGGGTTTCTACGGGCATGGAATCGATAGACCCACTCAAGGAAACAAAAGCCCACGTAGACCAGCTGGAAAGCCTCCTTCGTTCACCGCAGGAAATAGCAGCCGCCAGGGGCAGGGACTATGAAGAACTGCTGGACGAAATCAAGGAAGCGGAAAGCATGATTGCAGAGAGAGGGCTTTCACGAGGCGAGGTTTCAACTGCACTGGCCGCAAATCCGGCCGTCATCGAGGAAGAAGAATGAAAAGCAAAGGACAAAAGCTGACCGGCATGGAGGCTTTGAGATGGAATTGACGACCAGAAAAATGCTGCTGAATGGCGGCCCCAAGACGATGAATGCCGAGGCCCGGCAGGTTCAAGCGGTCATGGCCACGGAAGCCCCCGTGCGCGTCTACGATTGGGAACGAGGCATCGTTGAAGAGGTGCTGCTCATGAGCGGCGCTTCCTACCCCGAGCAAGTACCCCTCCTGGACTCCCACGACAGAAGCACTGTTGAAACGGTCCTGGGCAGCGTGTCCGCAATCATGGCGCAAGGATCGGAGCTCGTTGGCCTGGTTGGGTTTTCTTCAGTGCCCCGGGCCCAGGACGCCATGACCAAAGTTCAGGAAGGCCACCTCACAGACTTTTCAGTTGGCTACGCGGTAGAGGAATCGGTCTGGATCCCCGAAGGGCAGTCCACGGCCGTTGACGGAAGAAATTTTCAAGGCCCGGTCAAGGTCGCGACCAAGTGGACCCTGCGGGAATTATCCATCACGCCCATCGGCGCGGACAGCCAGGCCAAAGCAAGATCATTGGAGACTCACATGGAAAAGAACGAAATTTTGGAGCAGGAACGCTCCCGGGTAAACGACATCATGGCCCTTGGCCAGGAATTCGACACCATGGACAAGGCAAGGGCGGCCGTAAAGAACGGCCAGAGCGTCCAGGAATTCCAGACACTGGTCCTGAAGGACATGAAGGAAAGCAGATCCCAGGCCCCGGGCTTTCAGGTTGAGGCTGGCGTGACCGAGGGCGAAAAGTTCAGGTCGGCAGCTCAGGAATCAATCCTAGTGCGCGGCGGCCTGGTCATGGCCACCGAAAACGACTTGGCCTCACTGACCCTTCGGGAATTGGCCCGGGAATGCCTTGTCCGCTCCGGACAGCGCAGCATCGGGCGCAACCTTCCCGAGATGATCGGCCGAGCCCTGACAACGAGCGACTTTCCCAAGATCCTGGCAGCGAGCGCCAACAAATCCCTGCTCATGGGCTACGAGACTTCCAGCGAAACCTGGATGCAGTGGTGCGCCACGGGCAACGCCAACGACTTCAAGCCCCACTCCGTGGTCAGACCCTCGGAAATGAGCGATCTGGAAGAAGTGGCCGAAATGGGTGAATACACCCACGGCGAGCGGGGCGAAGCGCAGGAACAGTTCCGGATTGCTACCTACGGCAAGCTGTTTGTGATCAGTCGCCAGGCGATCATCAACGATGATCTTGGAGCCTTGACCACCATCCCCCTTGCCCACGGCGAAGCTGCAGGGCGCAAAGTGGGAGACGTGGCTTATGTTGTCCTGACCGGCAACGAGACCATGGGCGACGGCAAGGCCCTGTTCCATGAAGACCACGACAACTTGGCAGACACGGGCGGCGCGATCTCCGTCGGCAACGTGGCTGCAGGTATCGCGGCCATGCGCAAGCAGAAGGATATCCTTGGCCTGCGCTCCCTGAACATCCGGCCTCAGTTTTTCCTGGCCCCGGTTGCGCTGGAAGGATCATCTGAACAGTTCTTCTTGAGCGCGCTGGAGGGCACGCAGGCTGCCCCCGGCAAGGCTAACCCCTACGCCGGGAACTACTTCACCCGCGTCTACGATCCGCGATTGGACGATGACGACCCCAACGCCTGGTATCTGGTCGGCCCCAAGGGAAAGACCGTGACCGTGTTCTTCCTGAATGGGAACCAGGCGCCTTACCTGGAAAGCCGCGAGGGCTTCAATGTGGACGGAGTGGAATACAAGGTCCGGATCGATTGCGGCTCCAAGGCTGTTGATTGGCGAGCCTTCTACAAGAATGACGGTGGCGCTTAGTCGGGCAAAGCTCCTGCTCGTAGTGGAACTGTTGGAGGCGGCACGGGCAGGAGTGACCTACACGCCCAGGTTCAAGGCCTCCTGCCCGGCCTGCGGACACCAGCTCCAGACCACAAAGACAATGCCCTGGTCCGACTGCTCCCGGACCAGGTACCACAAATGCACAAACCCGGACTGCCTGCTGTCCACACTCGGGCAAAGCGTGAAGTCCATTGAGGAAGGCTGATCATGGCAAAGAATTTTATCCAGGAAGGCAGGGTTATCCCCTTCACCGCCGGCGCCGATGTCGATTCGGGACAGGTTATTGTTCTCGGATCACTGGTAGGCATTTCTCTGACCCATGTCGAAGACGGATCCGTTGGCCAACTGGCCGTCGAAGGCGTTTTTGATGTGCCGGCTGCCACGGCTGAAATCACCGTCGGGGCTGCTGTCTACTGGGATGCCGACGGAAACCCCGTAGGCGGCACGGCGGGCAGCGGTGCGGCAACCGCGACGGACACGGCCAACACGCTTATGGGCCTCGCCATCGCAGCCAAGTCGGCAGCGCTTGGAACCGTGCGCGTTAAGCTCGGTCGCTAAGGCTCAAGTTAAAACTGAGAAAAAAAATGCAGGTGCGAGGCCTAAACAAGCTGAATAAGCCCTTGGGGAAAAAATGGAAACAAGAATTGTACTTACTCCCAGCGCCCGAGTTTCGGATAGATTCCGGCTACGCGGCGATGACGGAGTTGCACAAGGGGCAAGAGCCAAGTTGATCTTTGTGGGTCTGACGACGCACGTCGTAACAGTGAATCAAATAATGGATGACGGCACGGCCGTGAGGGTGCTCAAAATCGGCGGCCCGGTCGACTGTGAAATCATAGATTGCATCGATGGGGGCGTTTACGAGATCCTTGTTGCCGAGGCGGACCCTTGCCCCAGTGAATTAATTATCTATGTCCGGCAATAGACAGGTATAGAAGTCCCCATGGGCGGGGTTTTAACTTCGGCGTTGCGACTGGCGACTTTGGAACAGGCGCTTGCCTTGTCACAATCGAGCAGTAAAACCTTCTAGGCCGTAACCAGGATTCAGAAATAGGACTTTTCACCAGAGGTTAAGAATGGGCACTGCAACCACGCAAATAATTATCAGCGGCAAGGACCAGCTTTCCAGTGTCGTGGCAAATGCTGGAAGAAGGCTTGGAACGGAAATGCAGGCAGCGCAAAGAAACGTTGGGAATTTAAGCAACGCTATGGCAAGCTTAGCCGGACTTGCCGGAGGACTCTCTTTCGCTCAATTTGGGAAAGCTATCTTCGATGCTGGGATTGCGGCGGATTCACTTCAGCGCTCCCTCGTTGCCATAGCTGGAAGCCAAGCCAGTGCGGCTGATTATGTCAGCTATTTGCGCAACGAATCAGACAGGCTCGGGCAATCATTTTATGATTTGGCTCCGGCCTTTAAAAGCATTGCCGCCGCCGCCCGGGGGACAGCCCTCGAGGGCGAACCTGTTCGCAAGGTCTTTTCCGCTATTATTGAAGCGTCCACAGCTCTTGGGATGTCCACGGCGGACACAGAGGGTTCTCTCCGCGCATTAGGCCAGATGATAAGCAAGGGTAACGTGCAGGCTGAAGAACTGAGGGGGCAACTCGGAGAGCGGCTTCCTGGAGCGTTCAGTTTGGCGGCCAAGGCCATGGGCGTTGGCACTGCGGAGTTGAACAAGATGTTGGAGCAGGGTCAAGTTTTGGCCACAGATCTGCTCCCCAAATTGGCCGACGAGATCCATAAAGCCTATGGCGCAGCCGCTCAAACATCAGCCCTTGAAAGTGCCCAAGCTGCCGTCAACCGCATGTCAGAGGAGTGGACGGACCTTAAGAACAACATGTTCCATTCGGAAACAGCCGTCTCCGGAATCAACCTGATCACGGAAGCCCTTAATGGTATGAACGCGATGATAAGTCAGGTTCAGCAGGGGAAGGCCCAATATATTTGGGAAGGGCTGCACATGGAGGCCATGGACCCGAGCAAGTACCGGGGCAAGGTCAACCGTGAAATGGTAATGCCTGCCTATGTGCCGCCCGGCGGCCCTACCTCTGCCGCCGTCGGCAAAACATCCACATCTACCGCCGCAAAAGAGGCCAAGGCGCGAGAGCAGGCCTACGCGAAGATGATCACAGATGGTCAAAAAGCTTCTATAGCCCTCGTCGAATACTGGAAGAATTACGAGGACGCACGAATTTCCGCACTTGTTGCAGGGGTTGAGGCTCATTCTCAGGCGGAAGCCAAAAATCTGGAGCTCGTGACAGAGTTTTCCGAAAAATACCGGGCGGCAGTGCTTGGAGAGACCGAGTTCAAGTTGGCTCAGATATCTATTCAGGCCCAAGCCTACCATGCAGCCGGGGTTGACGAGGTCGCCTTGGCTCAGTGGGTGGCGCAAGAAAAGCTGAACCTGTCCGAGGAATGGAGGGACGGGGCAATCCGTGGATGGAGGAATTATGCCGAAGAGGCAGGCAACACAGCTCAGAGCGTTGAGAGCGTTGTTGGAACGACCCTGCACGGACTGGAGGATATGACGGCAGAATTTTTTAAGACTGGCGAGATTGGTTGGCGGGACTTTGTGAACACGGTCAATGCCGAGATCGGCCGGCTCGCGTTCAAGGACATGGTCGGGCAGATGTACAGCTTTTTGGGAGACGCCATGGGCGGCGGGAAGAGTTCGTCCGGCGGCTCCAACTGGCTCGGGACAGCGCTCAACATGGGCATGTCTGCCCTAGGCTCATACTTCGGCGGAGGATCTTCAGTTGCCGCAGGATCTGCAGGCGGGGGCTTTATCTACGCGGGAGAAATGTCATCGTTTTTTTCTCGTAATGCCAAGGGTGGGGTTTATGACTCGCCGTCGCTCTCTGCTTTTTCAAACGGGGTTTATGACACACCGCAGGTATTTGCCTTTGCGAAGGGAGGTATCTTTGCGGAGGCTGGACCTGAGGCTATTATGCCTTTAGCTCGTGGAGCTGACGGGTCGCTTGGGGTCAAAGCAAGAGGTGCCGAAGACAAAACGGAGGGCCTGCTCCGTGAGATCGCCCAAACCCTTCGGAATCAGAAAGTGCCTAAAACGGTCGTGGCATTCGACAAGAAAACACTTGCCAACGAACTTGCGGGATCTGAAGGGGAACAACTCATTTTTCAACACATCAGGCGCAATCCAGGCGCAGTTAGGCGCATGCTCGGGCTGAGTTAACATATATAGGCTGACCTGGTTGGCTGGTTCCAGGAAAGCCAGCGCCCATGGGTGGATGTGATGACCATTCACTGGCGTGAGGGGGAAATTCTGATGTCGATCTCCGACTTCAAGCCAAATGAAACGTTCATGTCTCCGTACTGGTACGAGAGACAGGTCGCTGGATCAAAAAAAAGTGGACAGGTAGAATTCGAAAAAGTCCAAGGTTTTCGGCGGAGAGTCTTTTTTGCCAATGAATCTGGGTCTCCAGTCAGAATCAGCATCGACGACGGCGGCGGGCGCTACCTGCGCCACTTGGCCGAGATTTTTCCCAAGGAGTTCGCCAGGGCCATCAAGTCGGCAGGATGGGCGCTGCGCAAGGACCTACAAGAAGACATCTATCGTGGCGGGCCGGGCGAGGCCAGGTGGATGCCCCTCTCCGGTCCGCACGCCGGGAAAGTTTTTGATGACGCCAAGCCGGTCAAGCCAAACGTGCCACGTACGCATCCCATGGGCCAGCTCGTGCGCGCCATCGGCTATCGCTACGACGCAGCTTCTCAGTCCGTGCGCGTCGGCTGGCTCTCTCACAGCGCGGCCAAGCGCGGCGCGGAGCTGCAGCGCGGATTTCGGACCCGTGTGACCAAGAAGATGCGCCGCTTTTTCTGGGCTATTGGCGTCCCGCTGGCCAAGGGCACGACCATGATCGAGACGCCTGAGCGCCCGCTTTTTGACGTGGTTCTGCGTCACCGCGAGAGGGCTATCCAGCGGTACATTGAAAACAAGGTGCACGACAGCGTGCGTAAATCTAACAGGTTTGCATGGGCTAGATAA